AAAATGGCTTCCAAACCCATTCTGGCAATAGCAAGAAAAGTTCTTTAATCAACTGAAGTCCTCGCAAAGTGTTGGGTAATTCCTACTTTGTAGTCAAGTAATGGCGAAACAAATTCAATTTGTCTAATTATCGTGATGGATAATTACTGATGATGCCAGTCGCATCTTTTTATAACTAAAAGGAAACCTTATGAAAAAAGGACAAGACGTAACACAAATGCTTACTCAAATTAATGAAGATACAAAACACAAGGCAGATTATCTTGTTGATTTGAAAAGCATAAACATAACTGAAAACAATGTTTATAACTATCCTGATATGGAAGTTAGTCATTTAACTAGAGGAAAGTTTAGTTTAACTGACCACTCTTTAAATCAGTTATGTGGCAAGCTAGGAATCGGTACACAATATTTAAGAAAGTGTTTACCTGTTTCACAACAACTTGTTGCTCACAACCTTAACTTTTGGATAGATAAAAGTGAAGATAAAGAGTTGATGCTTAGAACGTATGAAGTTGAGCCAGATGGTTCTCCATACGAAACTGTTAAAGAGGCAAGAGCACTTTGTTCAAATCGTTACAAAAGAATTGATAATGATGTTGTTGCAAATCATACCCTTAACAAACTTATGGATTTAGGTATGAACATTAAGTATGTCAATTACGATAGAGATACACTTAACGTTACTGCTGTGAATCCTAAGATGGAAGGTGAGATTAAGAAAGGTGACGTAGTACAAAGTGGTGTTACAATTACCAACAGTGAAATCGGTAGTGGTAGCTTGGTCATTCAGCCATTCATTTACAGATTAGTTTGTACGAATGGTATGGTTGCACCAAGATACTTGAATAGATTTTATTCAAGACACGTTGGTAAAATTGTAATCGATACAACTAAAGATGAACAGTACATTACAATTATCGATAAGATGCAAAAACAAATTGATCTTATTGCTAGTAAAGATGTATGGGATGAAAGCTTTGATGGATTATACAAATCTACCAAAGAACAAATCAACTCTCATCAAATTGTAAAGATTGCTAAAAGACATGGTGTGTCACAAGAAGAAAGAGCACAAATCTTCGAAAGACTAAATCACTATGTTGGAGATACTTTTACTACAACAAAGTATGATCTTGCAAATGCAATTACAAATATGGGTAATGATGAAAACAGATCAGATGCCAGAGCTAGATTCTTTCAAGAACTAGGTGGTTTGATTGTATTTTCAAATAACCCTATGAGAGTTGCAATATAAATCAATAAATCGGTGGGGTGCAATTCCCCACCAAGAAAGGTAATATGACTATAAAACTAGAAAGTAACTGTAAAACAATTGAAGAAGTTAAAGATAATTTCAATGATGTTTTTATAGAAAACAATTTAGTGCGTTGGAATGTAGCTAAAGAAGACGGACTTACTCACTATCCTTTTGAAGATATGCTCAATGACTTTTATAATTGTGGTTTAATTTCAAAAGAAGTTAAAGATCATACAAATAAAACTAGAGATGAAGATGATGATAAATTTTGGAATGATTACTTTAACAAGGTAGGTGTAAAATGATAATATGTGGAAAGCCTATACATCGTAGATATGTAAAGGCATTTACAATTACAACAATATCAATCTTAACAATAGGAGTAACGATATGGTTGATTTAATAAATGAGTTTAGAGATATTACTAAAAGAGCAAAACTAACTGAAAGGTTGTTCACTCTTTATGAATTAAGAAATATCTTAAACGAAAAAATAAATAAGACTGAAGCTAAAATCGTAGAACTAGATATGGAGGTAGCAAAAAATGGCAATCAACAAGATAGACCAGACACAAGCGATAAAAAATAGAAGAATAGATTTCATTACTAGAATCACAAGAAAAAGACATTGGGATTTTGGCGAAATGAATCCATACTTCGTAGAGGTGTTTGAGATAATGCCAAAAATTACAGAGGCTTTATCTTACAGACAATATAAAAAACTGTTAAAAATAGAAAAGGAGAAATATGTTAAGATGGCTATGCTTAATTATATTCGTACAAGGTTGTGCGTTTAATCCTGTTGTCGATACGGCAGGTCGTAGTGGTACTTTTAATGAATCCAAAGCTGTTGAGTTAACTAATGATTTACAACATTGTAAAACTTTAGCTAAAGAAAATACAAATGAAATAGTTGAGGGTTCTAAGTATGTTTGGAACTATTACATTCGTCCAAGTGTTTTATGGTTAGCACCTAAGATGGATTATGATTATCCAAAGATATATAAAAAGTGCCTTAATAATCGTGGACATTCTGTTTTAAACTAGGAGGTAGAATGAATAAAATAGTTAAATCAGGATATATGATTAAAGGTATGGTTGAAGATTATAAAAAGAAACCTGATGCCAAACTTTTTAATCAAATCATAGGACTTAAGTTTAAGAATATTAGACTTGAGAAAAATATTACTGCAGAGGCAGTAGTAGAAGATAACAAAATATACTTTAACTCTATTTATGAACTTTATAAATTTGAGAAAGGTATAAAAACTGATGTTGCTAAATTGTTTTCATTATGTAAGTATTACAAATATGATGTTACGCAATTAATAGAACGTCTTAACTAAAAAGGAAAACATGTACATAAAACATAAACTAAAAAATGGTCTTACTTTAGATTTTGATGATGACAAACACGTTTATTATCATGAGGGTAAGAAAGTAGAAAGTGTAACGGGAATATGCAGTAGTGGTGTTCCTAAACCAGAACTAACAGGTTGGCTAGTATCTACACCTATTCGTGAAATTAAAAACGAATTAAATAAAAGGTTAGATTATGGGGAGCCTGTTGATCGACTTATTTTAGAAAGAATAATTGATCAAGCTAAAAACAAGACAGAAGAAATTAAAAAAGATGCTGGACTTGTTGGAACAGTTGTTCATGGTTTGATTGAAGACTTTCTAAAAGGTAAAAAAATTCCTAACCAATCTGATGAAAAGGTTATTAATTGTTGGAACCTATTCTTAGAATGGTGGAATAAACAAGAGTATCAAGTTGTAGAATTAGAGAAAAAAGTTTTTTCTAAAAAATATAACTATGCTGGTACACTTGATCTTGTTTTAAAAGATAAGAATGGCAATCTTATTTTAGCAGATATTAAAACAAGTAATCATATATCATTTGACTATACGTTGCAGTTAAATGCATATAAACAAGCCTATGAGGAAGAAACTAACCTTAAAATTTCTAAAGGTTTAATCATAAGATTACCTAAGAAAGATGGAAAGATTGAGGTTAAAGAACTTCCATTAAATAAACAAATGTTGAATGCTTTTCTTGGTGCTATTAATATTTGCATAGCTAAAGAACTGCATAAACAAAAATAAAAACAGAAACAAAACAAGGATAAAAACATGCAAACACAAAGACAAAATCTGCCATTCGCAGGTTTAACACTTACACTCTACAGCACTGGAAATAGAGCACCAAAGATGGAATATCAAGCATCATCTAACAAGGCTCAATTCAAGTGTAGTTTAACTAAACAAATGTTTGATTTAACAAACGTTCAGGCTTGGTTAAACTCTCCACAAATACAAGAGTACGTTAGAGCAGGCTATGTTGCTAAGTGGGGTTCTAAAGTAACACAAGGAGAACCTACTCAATACAGTAACGGAATGAAACTAGAAATAACTTACTATATGGTTAAGCCATATAATAAATCTGGTTACACTCCACAAAACCAAATGCAACAACCACAGCAAAGCTACCAACAGGCTAAGCAAGGTTATCAGCTAACTGACGATAAGTTGCCTAATAGTCCAAGAGAAGAAATAGATTGGGCTAAGGAAAGTGCGACTGACTTTAACCCAGAACAGTACGAGCAAGAACTAGGTTAATGAGTGAACCTAAGTATATAGAAATAAGACCTAAAACTTTTGATCCTCATAGAATTTTAGCTTATGTCGATGCGTTGGATAAACGTTTGGTAAAAGCTGAAATTGAATATGATGAAGTAAAAGATCAAGCTAACGAAGTTTTTGATTTTGTTGTTAATGAAAAAATGACAAATGATTCTATTTCTGTATCTCTTGCTAAAGTTAAAGCAACTAACGATGAAAGATATATGAAAGTTAAAAAAGAACTTTCTGATAAAAAGAAACTATATCTTTTTTCAAAGGTTGAGGCTAAGAATGGACACTCTTATTGTGATCATTTAAAGCAACAGTCAATTAATAATTTAGCAATAGAAAAGCTTACAAAATAATATTAGTGGGGGAGCAATCCCCCATTAGTTTCTAGTAATTTCTAAATTTGATATATCAGTATCTTCGTGTATTCCTGTATAACTATATTCATAGTCAATTAAATCTACATCTTCCCTTTTTTTAATTTCAGCAATCATTTCATTTACTTTTGGAAAAGTTGGAAAGGTATCTACAAAGCGAAAGCAAATATACGAGCCGTAAGGATTATTTTGTGCCTCAAGCTGTAACTCTAAACTTGTAATAACTGCGTCTACTTTAATCTTGTCCATTCAACATCATACTATTTTTTACGCATGATGTCAGCACCCTTTAATCCATAGATTGCAGAAACTACTCCAATAAAAATAGCTTGATACCAATAAGGTAAATTTGAAAAGTATTCGAAGAATGTATCTAGCTTATTACGAATTTCAGGATCGTCAGAGAACACAGACCAACCCAATAAAAGAATAGGAATAGATACGAGAATAAGTACAAATTCGTCTTTGTACCCATTGTCATTACTTTCAATAATCTTTGCTTTATACTCAATCTCGCCTTTCGCCATTTGCTCAGCATGACGCATTTGAGCATCTGACATTAACTGTTTGGTAATTTGTTTATTTTTGTAAATTTTACCAGCAGTCTTTACACCTAGCGATAATAAATTCAACCACATATTAATCCTTTTTGATTAATTCTATTTGCATATCAATTACATGCTTTGCTTTTTCTAAATCTTTAATTTGATCTTTTTTATCTTTCCACTTTTTGTTGTATCTTGATATGTACTTTACAACATGAGTTTGACAGGCATTAAACTCATTAGCCATCGAATACTCTAAAGGCTGAATTTTAAGCGATTTATAGTGTGTGCCTTGTACCTGTTCAGAAAATGCTGAATTGTCGTTCTGTGTGGCTCTATGGCTCTTTAAAAGGGTGTTTTTTAGCTTGTTTGAGGTCATACTATCTTTCCTATCCAATTTCCTTGTTTATCTAATACCATCGGTAGCAATCTAGGTACACCATTTAAAATAATCCCACAACCCAAAATAAATCTAGTTTTGAAATTTTTAGCATAGGCAAATGCCATAGATTTCTGGTTAATTAAGCACCCTACATTCATGCCAAAAAATAAGTTATCAGGATTAGCCCACCAAGATATTACAAACTTCGTATGATAATGTCCCTGAACACAACTCATTGACATAGCTTGTGAAGTTTTTAATACATCTGCGCTACGACCATGCGTGAAAAAACATCTTTGTCCATTAGACATTGTAAGTGTTAAATCGTCTACCCATTTCCATTTTTTTGTACCTAAAAAATCTCCATAGTCTTTTAAAAACTCTTTAGACATTCCAAACTTTAATGCTCTACGATAAACTAAACTTGAGTGGTTACTATCAACCTCTGTTACTTCTGGAAATATATTCTCTAATTCTTTAATATAAATTCTTGCTTGTTTTAATTCATGTCCAGCAGAATATAAATCTGGGTTGTGTTCGTGCATACTGATTGCATGAAAATCTAAACTGTCGCCTATATTTACAATTCTGTCTGGCTTAAATTGTTTTTTAATTTCTTTCAAAAAATTTATACTATCCTTATGATGATAAGGTATATGCATATCACTGATCACGAGAATACGATTATTAGCCATACAATTTATTGTTGTATATTATTTTGATAAAAAGTAAAGAACTTGTGCTATGAATAAAATTGCAATAGCACCAACTCCATACATTATCCAATTTGTCATGTTATCAAATTTTTTATCAATCTTATTATCTATCTTTTCAATATCATCGTGCATGTGTTTAAGATGATTTGTTTGAATTGTGTGAATTGTTTTTTTTAAACCTGTTATGTGACCATATAAAGCAACAATATGTTCTCCTGTTGTTTTAGGTGTCTTAGCCATTAGTCTACTGCACTAATATTAATTTCGCCACTTCCTCCACCATGATGGAGAAAAGCTATTTTATCGCCTGACTTAAATGCAAATACTTCTACATGATCTGCTGGTAATAAAATATCTTCTTCTGTTGCAGTTGGATTAGCACCAAATTTAATATGACAGTGAGTTGTTGTTGCAATTCTAACTAAACCACTACCTGTTATAATAGCACTAGATTGTGCTGATGAACTTCCAACATCATGTGTTTCTGGTGTAAAATCTGGGTCTATTTTTGTATAGTTATTAATCATTTCTTTTTCTTCTTTTTCTTTCTTACTTTATATTTACCTTTAACAAATCTTTTACGATATAACTCTTTTAACATAGTTGAGGTAGTAATTGCCATTATTTTTTTCTTGGTTTGTATTTTTTAATTGCTCTTGCAATAAATATGTTTTTATACAAAGAAACCTTTTTACCAAACTTTTTATCAGCTTGTCTTTTAGCTGATTTATATGCACGACTTTTTTTATTAAAAGATTTAGGTTTCCCTAATTTCTTTGGTCTAGGTCTGGCATATATAGGTTTCTTCGTAGGCATTATTTTTTCTTCTTTTTTTTCATCATTTTAGATTTCTTTTTTGGTGGTCTACCTCTACGGCTACCGTATGTACCTATTCCTCTTGGCATAATTATCTCCTATTAGTTAGTTATTTTTCCACCCGACCACTTTGCATCAGGTAATCCGTTTGTATATTTCTTAC